ACTCTCGGAAAAACATCAAATAAAGTAGCGTACGTTAGACAGGCTGGTAGTATTGGCGATACAGTAAATATCTCAATGGTTGAGGGCGTAACATCAAGCGACACACTGCCTTCAACTTACTGGCTAAACAAAGAAGATATGTATTATTCGTTGGATAATGCAACAGTCATACCACCTGCTTTTACTTATCTTAAGATACTTAGTAATAATGCCGCCAGTGTTACTGCGGCCACAGTAAATGCAACGACTGTGAATGAAAATGTGCTTTCACTTGTTGCACCTGCTGGTAAATATCTTATTGTCTACAGATACGAATCCACAAATTCTAGCAACTATGCGGTCTCAACAGGAGTGAAGGTTGACGGTAACTCTATAATGACAGGCCTAATTCCCAATAATAATCTTTCCCTTTACAGTGCTATTTACGGCAGACGAACCTCAGATAATCCCCCGCATATATGTAAAACATTTTCTTTATACAGAAGCCAGACTGCTACCGAAGATGCCGCGTCAGCGGTTTATTATTACATAGGAGAACCCGCATGATTATTACACAAACTTTAGTTGATGGCGTTTGGGTTACTCAAGACCCAGCAGAGGGACAACCGTATAGAAAACTTATGGACGGCTTTGCTTTTGAAACAGGAACGCATTCTGTTGTCCCTGCTGATGCAGAAGCGCGACAGTGGAGAGACACAGAACTAGAAGCTACTGACAAAGCCGCACAAACTCCTGACTGGCCGAATAGAGATAACATCTTGCTCTATCGAGCGGCACTACGGAACTGGCCTAATGATACTAGTTTCCCAAGTGTCAAGCCAGTATTACAAGTAGTTTAATCTAATTAACTTTCAAGGATAATAAAATGTCACAGGTACTACAAGCGTTAAAAAGTAAAACAGTACAGTTCTCAATAGCATTAGCTGTACTTTCAATCCTACAAGGCTACATTGGGTTTCTCCCAGTTAGCCCTGCTGGGCAAGCTGTAGTTGGTTCAGTTATCGCAGGATGCATTGCCGTCTTACGCGCTGTAACTACTATGCCTTTATCAGAGAAATAGTTTTACTGTAACAACTAAGATGCCCCTCAAGACCTCACGGTTTTGGGGGGTTTTTTATCGAAAAAAGTGAGAAAAATGATGTATCTATAATGGAAAAATAAATAAACCAAGAGGAATCATTTATGACCCTAGTTGAAAACCCTTTGCACAAACTCATGTGTCCAATCTCGTATTACTTCATGGCGGCTTACGCGTACTATGTTGAGGACGAACCAATTGGAAGTGACCACATGTTTGATGTTGTGTGTCGCTACTTGCTTCAAGAGTTTGATAACTTGCATGAACACAAGCACAAGCATCTTCTCACAAAAGAAAATCTGCGTGCTGGCACTTACCTCGGTGAGTACCCGGACTCAGTTAAGTATGCTGTTTTTCACTACAAAACCCATGAATTAAAGTGGTAAAAAGTGAGAAAAATGATGTATCTATAATGGAAAAATAAATAAACCAACTAATAGGCTATCTATAATGAACTTAAAATCTTTAGGAAGACTTCACTACGTAGGCATCTTTTTAGCACGAGCATCACTCGGTGTACCCGGTCAAATCGTGTATACTGTTGGCGCACTTGCTTTTGAATACTATGTTGAAAAAGAACGTCGCGCTTACTTTGCTCGTATGGAATCAATTTTAAAATCTGTTAAACTATAAGGAGTACCACATGGAATTAGTAACTAACGTTTTATTTTGGGGCTTTGCAGTTTACATAGCATTTGCATGTTTCAAAAGTAACCGTGAAGCAAACGAAAAAGCGCAAGCAGAGTGGGACGCGCTTTTAGTTAAAAAGGAAAAAGAGCTTACAGAAGAAGGCTATTATTTCTGGAGAGCAACCAACGATATAGACGATTCAAATCGAAGAATGTACTATAAACTCGCTAAAAATTGTCAATTAAACCGTAGATACAAAAGGGGATAATTATGTCTAAGCAAGACCAAGCTACACTAAACCACCTTGAACAAATGCTTATAAAAGCAAAACAACGCTCTATAAAATCTGATCGTATTACCGAGATAGAACTAGCAATTACCCTTATCAAAAAAATTAACTAACCCACTGGAGGAATTTATGTTTGAATTAATAGCTGTACTAGCATGTATTGGTTTGTGTGTAAACGCAGTAATGACCCTACGTGTAGCAGAGAAAGCAGTTGAGCAACAAGAAGCAACCGCAAAACAATTGGAAGAACTTTTAGCAATCAATAACCCTAACCGAGAGTATTTATAATGCCTATTAAATTTAAAGCTTCAACTAAAGACCGTAAAGGAAACATGACCCACAGTTACATTCACACTATAACCACTGAGGAACTTCAAAGTGCTCTTGAGGCTAATTACACTTCCCCTAAGATGAAACAGAAAATCCGCAATGAGTTAACCCGTCGCACTTCTGCTCTTGGGTGGCAACGCGCTTTATTTCCATAATCAAACCCTGATAACTAAATAAAATTTTATTGGAGAAACAACATGAAAAATTGGATAAAAGATGTAAGGGTAAGATGCATTGTAAACTCTCGTGTTGCTAAAGTACGTGCAATTAAGAGATGTATCCGCGCATTAGAAATAGATATCTGTGATAACCAAGACCGTATTGTTGCCATGAAGAAACACATGGCTCTCATAGATGGTAACCAAATGGATTTATTCATTCCCGAAAAAAGAGAGGTGTAAGATGAACTTGAGTAATAAAGCAATAGAAGTAATTGGTATGTCCGTAGTGGCTGTAGGCGCTACAAGTGGTGTTCTCTTAGCTCTGTTACTCATCAGGGTAGCAGGAGGATGCATAGAGAAAGGAATGTGTGTTGGCTTATGAAAATGTTTTATAAGCGGAACCCTAAAGAAATTATTGAGTACCGCCTCAATGTTAAACCGTATTCCGATGTGTACCTGAAAATGTTTAAGCTACTTAAGAAACATGTCCTACTAGTGACTAAGGTACCAAAGGAACAATCCCTAGAAATCCGTCAAGAGATACTTGATGACATAAAGGAAAACACGTTATGAAATTATTTAAATATTTATTAGATGTATTATGTAACTTTGTTATAGGTGGTTTCTTGTTCTTGATTCTCATCTGTATCTTCTTACCAGCAACCGCTAGTGCCTCTAGTATGTCGGAGGCTCAAGCAAGGAACTGTGTGTTCACCCCTCTTGAGGTAGGGATAACTACTGAGAAAGGAATGAAATGCACTTTAAGCTATAGAAAACCAAAGTTAATTAGCAACCAAATTTTTGGTTCTAATGTAATTAAGGTTTACTCGTATAGGAGTGACCGTTTTGAATATACCAGTTTAATTTTCAAGAATGGTATATTGTCAAGCATAAACGTTAGCGGCACTACAAACGCAAGTATTTAACTCAACTTAAGGAATTTATTATGAAAGTATTTATTTTAGAAAGCTGGAAAGAAAACGATAGCGAGATAGAAGGTGTTTTTAGCACTCGATGTTTAGCAGAAGCACACGAGCTATGGTGTGTTAACTCCGGGGAAGCTTACGCAGATTGTAGCTTCTATATATCAGAAGAATTAGTTGACGAGATGGTATCGCTAACCTGACAGGAGCATGGACATGAATAAGAAAGAACTAAGTAGGATGGAGAATATAATGTTGACCTACTTGGTTGCTAATCATATTAAGCACCCTGTAGGCTTTGTTCATATCTCTTATGTTGGAGATGAACCGGACATTGAACCACTAACGGCTTACACTACCCACTTGGGTAAATGCCCACTAACAACCTTGTCTGCGTTTGAGATATCTTACCACCCACAATTAAGAGACAATCTCCCCCTGTTTACAAAGATGATAGCTCACGAGTTAGTACATGTGATGCAGACTCTCAGAGGGGATTCCTTTGATTACACTTTACCTTACCTTGAACAACCTCATGAAATTGAAGCTTATGCTTTGGAAGAAGAGGTCGCTAACTACTACGAAAACAATAAGGCACCGTTATGAAGAAAGTATGCTCAATTATTTTAATCTCGCTCAAAGTACTTATAACAATGTTTCTGTTGTTTGCTGTATACAAAGCACAAGCCTCTCCACAGATATACCCTTCTGGTATCCAGTATATGGGAACCGGAAACCTCTCTGTTACTATAAGCGTCTATAACCCAGACCAAGCTACCGTAGATACAGAGTTGGTATTAGTGAAAGACTTAAGGCAAAGACCAGATAAGGACATCTCAATAAAAGGGGTAACCTTAAATGCCCGTGGAGAAACACGAATACCTATAACATTCGACATCAAAGATAACCCTAAACCTTTCTGGCTGTGCGTAAAGACCTTTCAAGGAATACAACCTGTTAGAGATTGTTCTACTATTACTCAAAGGAAAATGAAATGAAATATATAATTGCGGTAATGCTTACTTGCTTCACTCTGGCCACCTATGCATCAATGCCCGGTGTTGGTAGTACAGGTTCAGGTAGTGAAGTAACTACTGCTAGCGGAGCATCCTGTAGGTCAGGTTCGATTGGAACTACTGTAGACTTCGGTATTATGTCTAAGTCTTATCAGGACAACCCAATGGGAAATCAAACAATTAACAACCCTTACTATGGCGGTATGAACCAAGCGCAAGACACTGGTATGGCATACGCTAGAGTAACAATCCCACTAGGCGCTAAGAAAGGCCGTATTAACTGTAACAGAATGTATGACCTCGAAATTGGTCGTATGAAGAACGAGAATGAGTTACTTCGCCGCCAACTTGAGCAGATGAAGAACGCCGCTATCGTGATTTCTATCGATTAAAAGTGAGAAAAAGTACGTATCTATAATGGAAAAATAAATAAAGACCCCTAAACTAAACTCTTATATAAGGCTATATCCTATGAAAAATGTAATTATCGCAACTGCTATCGCTCTAACTTCTATCTCTTCTTTCGCATCTGTAATGGCTTCAGGCGATGCTGAGTTTACTGGTACAATCGAAAAAGTATGTTCTGTGTCTGACTTTAAAGCTGGTACTGTAGTAATCCGTGAAGGCAAAGACGGTAACGTTATGAACTCTCGTGGTCCCAGTGGCAAGCCTGCTACCTTCTTGGTACGTGCTAACAGCCGTAACTCTGTATTGACTTTCGGTGAGCCTTCAATCTCTATCTTACGAGATGATGGTGTACGAGCAGAGATGTATATGGATAATCGTGAAGTAAGCTACTCTGGTAAAGTTGTTGCAATTAAGAACAACCGAACCAGCGATATTATTAACGATCAAGTTTATACTACTTCTGTAGGTACTAACCGCGTTAAGCTTCATATCAAAATCAAAGATACACTCAAAGCTTCTATGCTTCCTGCTGGAACCTATGACATCTCTGTACCTGTAACTTGCACTAAATCAACAACCGCAATCTAAACTAAACTAATAAAAGAGAGTAATATCATGTTTACATATTATCGCGCTACTGAGCGTAATGAAGCAAATGCTATTTGTAACACTGATCAATTACTCTCTGAACGTGGCGTAAGCTACTGGACTGATGGTATTGAGCCAGCACGAGGCTATAAGTTAGACGGTCGCGTTATTGTTAAGATAGTCCTAGACAGGCCTCTTCCCGAAGGTTACAAAGGTGTAGCCCTCGGTGAAGAAGTTAAAGATAACCACATTGAGTGGGTTGTACCTAAAGCAGAGATGAACCTTTGTCTTTGTAACTTAATCGAAGAAGCAATTATCGTGGAGTAGTGTATAATGATTAGACTAGATGAGATGACACCTATACGCAGACTGTGTAAAGAATTAGAGATAGCACAATGCTATGCCGAAGGAGATGCTAAATTAGACGCGAGGGTAAAGGAGTACTTTCAGAGCAGTATGAAAAAACCTAAGATGATGAAGATAGTAAAGACAGAACAACTAAACTACCCAGAGCAGGCGCCAGACACAGTCCGTCGTACTTACGTATTTTGTGAAGAGATAATACCCACTTTACTTGAATCGGTAAAGGGACACGTACTGCTCCCCTTATCTGACTATATTGAAGAGTCAAATGTAGACTCTTACAGAGTGGAAGTAATTAAAAACCGAAGAAACGGACTCAGTGTTAGAGAGTCTATATCCGATTTACTTGAAAACGGTATATAGGAGAGTGATGTATGAAAGATGATACTCAAGTAAAAGTAATAGGAATGACAATTCTTGCATTAGCCGCTTTCGGTTTAGTATGTGCAGGCATTGCTGTAACTCGTTTTATATTCTTAGTATAAGGAGAATCAACATGGAAGATAGAGACCTGAGTTCACTAAATGCAGTTGAACTTGAAGAAAGATTTGATGAAGTATTCGGAGAATTACTTGATGCTATTATGGAATCTGGAGAGGATGCGGCTGACCATATTGACCCTCATTGGGACGTATGTGAAGCGCATATTGAAGAAATTGAATGGGCCACTTGGCAACTTAATCCCCAACCTTGGTAAGAATCTAACTAACCCCTATAAGGAATAAACTTATGACAATTTTAACTGTAATATTTATTGCTCTAACAATAGGATATATTTGTGGAGTAAGCTTGTTTCTGTAACTAAGTCGAAACGGCCTCGTGCCGTCATATGGATTGGCATTCCATATCTGATGATGACTGCCACTAACTAAAGACTAAAACCACTATAGGAAATATACTTATGAAAAATCAATCTTTAATTTCAGTAATCAACGCAGTACCTTTCAACGCTGACAATTTATACTCTCTTGTAGAAGTATACGGATTAGAAAGAGGTGTAGAAATACATACTAAAATGGAACTCTATTATGCCATCCTTGATTCAGATGATGAGTTTATCAAAAGCAAAGATGCAGTAAAGCTCTCTGCACAATTGTGGAATCTGCACAAGCCTGTCTACTTGGCGAAAGCTGTTGTAGCGTTTAAGAAGGATTACAAATAATGGATACTAAAAGATTTGAAGCCATGTCCCTTAAACAAAAAGCCTTCTACCCTTGGACAGACGAAGAGTGGAGTACCCTAACTAAAGCCCAGAAAAAACGTGTGTTCTTTGCACGACATAAATTCTCATCTAAATAAGGATCAATACTATGAACAATTCAACTATGCAAAACTTTTTATATATCTTAGGCGAGCAATTCAAAATCTTTGGAATTACTTTTCTTATAAGTCTTCCTTTTTCTCTCGTATTCTTTCCATTAGCTATCATTGTGTGGTCTATCGGTGGTCTATATGGTTGGTATGCTTTATTTGTTACAGGAGCTAAGATAATGAAAGGAGAGCCACTAGGAGTAACAGTTGGTGCGGGAAGCAACTTAACTCCCGAAGAGTGGTTAGAAATGCAAAAGACTCAAGATGCTTATAAAGCAGAAAAGAATGGAGAAAGGAAGGCGAATTTAATTAGTGGTGCTAATAAGGCCGCTGTTGTGCTTACCCCTATTCTTAAAACCCTTTGGAAGTGTACTAAAGTTGCTGTAGTTCTTCTTGTAACTATTTATGTTTCTGCTATGGCATATATGCTATATACACAAATGTCTGTTTAAACTCTCTCCCAAGAGAACCCCTGCCCCCTGTGCCTCACAGGATTATTGTTTATGTTTTGCCTACTTATGAAAATAAGTCTGGTTAAAGCACAAATAATAATCTTGTGACGCGCAGGGGGCATTTCCATCTTTTTTTTTTGCTAAGGAATTTTATGTATTATGTAATGGAGTTTGAGATAGGAACAAAAGTCTACGAGTGGGACTATAAAAATAAAAAGAGAGTAGTAGATGGAGTAGTTAAATCTATCAACCAAACCAAGGGTACATACGTGGTATACGATTCAATAACGAATCAAGATACTATATTAGGCACAAGCGTAACCTATGAATACGGAAGAGGCCCCTATGATAAATGAAATGTTAAATGCAGTAAACCCTAAAGCGGCAGAGTATGTTAACGAAGTAGTTAAGGAAGAATTATCTTTCCTCGTTAATAATATGATGACCAACCCTTGTGACTTTTTTGATTTACACAACGAAGAAGACATAAGTGAGAACGAATACCATAATTGGATTTGTGGTCTCATATCTGATGCAGTAGTAGCATCTATACAAAATACTAAATAAGGAAAATTAAATGCGTGAAATGATAATTGAGAGTATATCAGCAAGATTACTCGCTACACAAGATGGGCGCAACAAAACTAATTGGCTATGGAACTACATTAAGGAGTCTGAAAAGACCATTGATGAGATAGCTGAAGAGATATATAAATTAATCATAGGTAAGGTGGCTATTGCTACTTTGAAAGGAGCGCCATTTGTAGGCACTGCTGTATCTATCGGTCAATCTATAAGAATACACTTAGGTCTTCCAACTATTGAGGAAGAGACTAAGATATCTCTACATTGCGGCGTTAAAATCTTGGAAGCGTTTTGTAACAATGACTATCCTAGCAGACCTGTGAGATTAATCGATATTAAAAAGATTAACCCCAGAGCCGCTAATAAAACAAACGCTCAATACGTAATAGATTGTGTAGACCACGAGTTGTTAGAAGAGATTATCAATGGTGAAGATATTGAGAAGTCTCCGGAGTTCCCTTTGTTACAGCAAGCGCCTAATTGGGAAACAGGGTATAACCCTTCCTTGAAATCACAGCTGGTTAGAGGTGCATCTAGTAGCACTCTAAAACAAATAACACCCAACTCTGCACCTAGAGTCTACAATGCTTTAAACAAGTTACAAGAAACTGCCTTCCTCATTAACCTAGAAGTATTTGGGGTATATAAGGCATTGATGGCAAAGCAAGACAAAAATGTCCTTCTGCAAAAGGCTTACACCCCTGTTGAACTCACCCCTTTTAAACACGAAAAGGAAGAGATACTAGACAGCCGTGCTGGTATGTTCCTCGAAGCAAAGTTCATTCAATCTTTAGCTACGCGCATCGGGGAAAGACCTTTCTATCAAGCATACAACTGTGACTTTCGTGGTCGTATATACCCTTTGACACCTTATCTACACGAGCAAAGCTCAGATAACGCTAAGGGTTTACTTACCTACAAGGAAGGTGTTGCATTAGGGGATGCTGGAGTCTATTGGCTCGGTGTTCACTTGGCTAACTCAATTGGTGAAGATAAACTTAAACTGGATGAGAGAGCCGCTTATGTAGAAGAAAGAATGGAGGAGATTATTGGTTGGGCAGAAAATCCACTGGTTAACACTGGTTGGATGAATGCTGACAAGCCTTGGTCTTCTCTTGCTTGTGCTTACGAGTTTAAAAAGATACAAGACCATGTAATCATCGGAGGTAACGATATATCCACCTTCCTTTCTCATGTTCCAATCTTTATCGACGGCTCAAACAACGGCGTACAACATCTAACAGCTTTATCATTAGATGAGAAGATTGCACCATTAGTTAACCTTGTTCCAACTGAAGTCCCCGGTGACGTATACATGTATGTTGCCGATAGGACTTGGGATGCTTTAGACGTACTCTACGAAGACCTAGGTGAAGATGCTCCTGTTAAGAAAGCCCTTCCTAGGCTACTAGAAGAAATTAAAGCCCTTAAGATGAAACGAGAAGTAGCTAAAAATAAAGCAGAAGCAGATGAAGCCTTCGGAGAACTAGACGCATGGCGAAAGGAGAACATTGAGTTGCTAAATGGCATCCATGTCCCTTTCTGGCATATGTTTAGACGCGACAGAAAGCTTCAACGTAAAGTCGTTAAGAGGCCTGTAATGACCCTCGGATACGGCGTAACTAAACGCGGTGTACAAGATCAGGTATTCGATGATTCTAAGACTCTTTCTGAAGAGTTGAAGTTCAAAGATAAACCCTATTGGACTACTCCGTTTGCTGATTTGTTGAACGATACTATGCTAGAACAACTGAAAGGGCCAGCCACAATGTTAGCCTTGTTTAGGAAACTAGCAGAGAAAGCCAACAATGAAAACACTTACTTAAAGTGGAATGTTCCTTTAACTAACTTTCCTGCAGTCCAAGAATATAATCGGCTGAAGAAGATAGAGGTTCGTGTTCAATTTTGTAATAAGAAGAAGAACGGTTTACAGGTAGTGATTCAACCTGAAGAAACTGGTAAGCTAAACAGATCTAAACAGCTTACTGGTGCCGCTCCTAACATTATTCACTCATTCGATGCCGCACATTTAACATTGATTGTGAATGAATCACCTTTCGTTGTAACTACTGTTCACGATTCCTTTGGTTGCCATCCCGGTAACATGGAAGACTTGTTCCGTATTACAAGAGAGGAGTTTGTCAGACTATATGAATCTGATCCGTTAGCACAATTGCTAGCACAGACCAATAGTCTAGAGTTGTATCCCAGCAGAGGTAGTCTAGCCCTAAGTGATGTAATGGACTCAGACTTCGCATTCTGTTAAGGACAACCACCTCAAAAGCAAGTTTGCAGAAAGCAATTGCTCTAACCTAAATAAATTAACTTAATCCAATAGGAAATAAAATATGTCAAATTCAATCGTAATTCGATCAGCTGAACTATTCTGGGCCAAACTCGACCAGCCTGTAAACCCTTTCAATGCTCCACAGCCACACTGGGAACTACAGATTCGTACTCGTAATAAAGCCGAAGCTAAGAAGTGGAAAGACTATGGTATGACTTGTTCTTTGAAAGAAGATGATAACGGTTCATACTACCAAGTAAACCTTAAGCGCAAAGCGTTTACTCGTGATGGCGTTGCAAGAGACCCTGTAAAGGTTGTCGATGGCCAATTAATGCCTATCGATGGTGGTATTCTAGGTAACGGTTCTGTAGGTAATGTACAGATTGAAACTTATAAGTACACTATGAATGGTAACGATGGTATTGGCTTCTCACTTAAAGCAGTTCAGGTAAGCAAGCTAGTTGAATATAAAGGCGGTAACGGTCTTGACTTTGAAGTTGAAGGTGAGACGGAAGTTGTTGTACCTACTGACACTAATACTGATGATTCAGATTGGTAGGAATCAGTAGTTAATTGAACCCCGGCGGCACTAGAACCTTAGTGTCGCTTTTTTAAGCATTTTGGAGAATCAATATGAAAGTTGAATTGAAGAATTATGTATATGTTGCTGGCCCAATGGAAGATTGCTCTAAGACCTTTATGAAAGGTTGGCGAGATAATGCTACAGAGGTGCTAAACGCAGAGGGTATTGATGTACTTGACCCTACAAGACGCGTATCGTTTCATGACCAGATAGGGACTACCCTTGAAGATAATGTACGTAATATGAATACTTGTAAACGTATATTTAAGCAAGACCTACAGGATATCGCTGATAGTAAGATTGTGTTAGCTGATGTCCGAAGAGACTCTGGTAGAGGTACTGGTACTTCTTGTGAGCTTATGTTTGCCCACATGAAGAACAAAATCGTTATCCTTGTAGCTAATAAGGATGATTTCATTCACCCTTTCTACGAAGCAATGTTCACTGAGAAGCACTATTCTTTTGACGATGCACTAGAAGCTGTTAAGAGTTACTATTAATGAATATCTTTTATTTAAGTGAGTCCCCTAAAATGGCCGCTGTACAACAACATAACAAGCATGTCGTCAAAATGATACTTGAGTCTGCTCAAATGTTATGTACTGCCCACCACGAGTTAG